ATCGTCAACTTCCCGCAAAACGGTATCGCTATCTTCGGACAGAGAACGTCTCAAAGACAACCTACCGCGCTGGATAGAATCAACGTCAGACGCATGATGATCTACTTGAAGAAGGTCATTCTTGCTTCGACCCAACGACTGGTCTTCGAGCCTAACGACAGGTTCACCTGGGCCAGAGTTCAGGATCTTATCAATCCTCTACTTGCGGACATCTCGAACAACAGAGGTATTACTGAGTTCAAGGTTGTTTGCGATGAAACCACGAACACTCCGATCCGCGTAGATAGGAATGAGATGTGGTGCAAAGTTCTGATCAAGCCAACCAAGACCGCTGAGATGGTGATCTTTGAACTTAATCTAACGAGCCAGTCAGCGCAAATTAGCTAAGGAGATAAACTATGGCGCAAGCATTTTATGTAACCGCTCAAGCCGATAGAGAGAAGACGAAGCCCCTGATTTCGGAGGGTCTCGACTCGGTAAGAGCATACCAGTTTGAAATTCAGTTTAGTGAGCTTCCCCCAGCACTAGCTGCTAACGTCCCACAGGATTTCATCCTTGCGGCGAAGCAGGTATCGCAGGTAGGGATGACTGTAGAGGACATCGAAGTTAACAGAGTTAACGATAAGGTCTTCTACCCAGGTAAGGCTTCTCCAGAGGAGCTTACGGTCACCTTTGATAACCTTTACAACCGAAGCGTTTCGGAAGCTCTGTGGAAATGGTTCTCCACGATCTATGATCCGACCACGGGTAAATTCCACACTGAAATTGCTCAGGGTGCGAACAACACGTTCAAGTGTAACGCTACTATTGTTCACCTCGATTCGCGTGGTCAACCTCTGTACGAAACTCGACTCCTGGGCGTTTACCCTAAGAGTTGGAAAACCGCTGAGTTTAACTACTCGACCAACGAATTCCACACCATTGAATTAGGTCTACGCTACGACTTCATGGAACACGTTGGCAACAATGCTGCATACGGTAGTGCGCTAGCCTCTACCGTCTAAGAGACAACAAATAACTGAATAAATTCTCAGCCCAGCCTGGATCTCTCTGGGCTGGGCTTTTTCTATAATACAGTATCATGGATTATTACTACGCACTCTTGGAAAACTACGATCAGTTGAAGCGCAGAAAGTTTAAGCTATCTTTGCGTGAGGAAGAGGAACAAGAGGGCGAAGGTATGAGTGATGAACAAAAAGCCCAAGATCTTCAATCAAAAGCGGGGCCTGATAAGGATAATCCAGCAGAGGTAAATGGAGTAAACCTATATCGTCAAGACGATAAAGTTATGGGCAAGCTCGCTAATGATTCATCTCCACAACCACAGACTGCAATGTTGGCAAAAGGAAACGAATTAGGTAAAGCTCCATCTTCTATGAAAATGTTGGGAATGATTTATGGAAAAGGTGAGGAAGAAGGTGGGAGTGCTATTGGAGGTGAAGAAGATAAGGGACAGGAGGCTCAACAAATAGACCCCGCTCAACAAGAAGCGAAGGCTGCTGTTCAAAGAGCACAAGAAATACAAACACAATTTATGGGTGATGATATTTCAAAGAGACTCCCAAAATATGATGATACTTCAAGAAGTAGATTAGATAAACAACTTGGAATCGCTAGTAAGGCAGTCGAAGATGAAACGGGTGGAACAGAAGGTGTTAGTTCACAGGCTACTGTTTCTCAAGACGCAGATATTATGGCTAAGTATATTGCTTCCCCAGAACTTGAGCCACAAAAAGTTACCAAAGCTATTGATGCATACAGTGATACTATGGAAGCAGTTATGCGTGTTCAAGCAGGGGAAGAACTTACTACTACTGAGTTAAGAACTCTTGCTGAGAGACTTGAAGTAACAGATCAAGGTGTTTTATTTGAGGGAATTTACCTTCAAGTTCGCACAAAGTCCACTGCAAAGAATGACCCTAACCGTGCTTTGGTAGAAGAACTTGGGAATGCGATTAAAAAGAATAATGATAGTCTCAAAGGGTTAGATAAAAATAGCCAAGCATATAAAGATGGGTTTATCAAACCATTAGTTTCAGAAAATGTTGGAAGGGTTTTATCTAATAGAGGCCCATTACTAGAACAAGTTGCAGTTATTCGTGGTTTGGGTAATGCACTAACCTCTTGTGAGGCAAGAGGCGATTGTGATAAAGTAGAACAAAAATTAAAAGACTACTTTGAACAAGCTCTTAAAGACAGAACAATTGATGAAGTTGAGGAGATGCTGAAAAAAGGTCTTTGCGCTACAGCAGGCCAGTGTTTAGTAGACATTAAAGGTGCAGAAGATGTAGTTGTTACGGAAAGTGTTTTTAGATTTTTAACAGGTACCGATGCAGACGGTAAGCTTGTTCAGGGTATGGAAAGCCCAAGAATGAAGCCAGAAGTGGCGAGAAAATTAATTGAACAAGCATCAAACAATGGTGGTCTTGGTTTAGCACTTCTAGTAACAAGTTCTAGAGGATTTGGTGAAGCTTATTCTGATCTTGAAATTGTTGATGCAGATCAGTTCGGTGGTATTGGAGCCGATTTGAAGGGACAGAAAGCTGACATCTGTGTGAAAGCCACGGCTAAAAGTGTTGCAAGGTTTAAATCTAAAATCGAAAGTAATAGAACTGAGGTTGAAAAACAACAAGCAGAGGCAGCTAAGTGTGCTGGAGAGGGTGTGGGTGCTGATAACTTAGGTAAGTCTCAAGTAAAAGAAGCCAGTGATGATGGAGAGATCGTAGAGTTTTGCATTGAACAAAAAGTCTTAAACTCCACTACAAATAGTAGACTAAAAGCTGGGGAAGGAAACCACAGTAAACATACTAAGAGTGCTCAAACAGGGGAGCGTGGTAAAAATGATCTTGAGAAACAATTCTATGAAGTGAATGATGAAAGACTTAGGCGATGCCAAGGTGATATGAAATTTGGAAAACATAAAAATTCAAAAGAAGCAGCAGAAGCATTTGCCAAAAAGGTTGCTGAGTCCCCGACCATGACCGCTTTTAGAGATCTTTCTGAGGGACGTTATGTTATGGACTCTGATGGTAAAAAACTTGATGGTGCAGGGGAAGCATTAGTTGATCAGTGGTTGTTAAACTCTGGTATGACCGACCAGGGTAAAAAACTAGAAAGAGCGAATCTAGCTAAACAAGCTTTTGCTGCGTTATCAAGAGGTGATACTCCTAATTCAGGACAAAAAGAAGCTATGAAAAAAATTGGTTTAGATTTAGAACAAACTCAAATTAGTGAACAATTGGATGCGGACACTGGATCTAATGGTGTTGTTTCTGGGGAAGGTTTAGGTTACTTACTCCAACGTCAATCTGAGGATGCAGGTTCTCTTGATGAATGTCTAAAGGATGTTCAAAGTATGGAAGATGGTGATCAACGAATGGGTCTAATTAATGAATCTGTATATGGTAGTTATGGTATGGTTTGTAATGGACAAGCTACTGTAAAAAGGAAAAAAGGTGGGCACAGCTATTCAGTAGAAACTAACGATGGTAAGAAGATGATTGGAGGTCAGTTTGAACGGGGGCAGTTAGTTGTTGATGTTGCAGCATCAAGTCTAGGCGCACAAAGAGGAGACAGAAGTTCTAAGTCTAAGCCAAAACGAGAAGACTCTTCGTTGTTTGTTACCTTCCTAAGAGGCCAACAAGAATTATTAGAAAAGCTTATGCGTCAAACCAGTGCTGGTCCCAACTCTTAAGTATATCTTCAAACATATAGATTCTGTAAGATTTATTCTTGTGAATCTCAACATACTTAAGCTCCATACCGAACACAGTATCATAGGGCACGATAGCTAAAGTTGGCTGGCGATCTTGTTTAAATATCACCATGGGGAGACGCCCACATTTTTGTGAGTCTTTTTCACATTGATCTACAAACTTCCAAAAATCTGAGCTATGATTATATAAACTATATAAGTTTTGATTATTGTATCCTTTTTTACATTCAATACAGAATTTAAATTTTTGTGGAGTTATTAAATCTCCATATATTTTAAGGTGATCTGGGAGGCTGTGGGTCGTCGCAAACGCACCAGACCCAGGACTTCTTGAAAATTCTTCGGTCTTGAATCTATCATTCAACAGTTTGGCAACCTGCCTCTCGAACGTGTTACCTTTGGTCCTGCTGTTCTTGCGCTTAGGTTTTTTGCGAAGCATACTTAAATCGTAATTATCGTTCATTTCTTTAACCCTCGCACTATAATAGAGCATTCACATGTCTAAGGACTTAAAATTCGCTTTCCACCCTGAGGGATGGAAAATTAAAATTGATTATCGGAGTAAAAACAGAATGAAATTCCAACTCAAGCTTAACCAAGAAGAGGCTGAGGCATTCCGCAATTTTGCGAATGCTGTGAAGCCCCACGAACTTGGGATGACCGATTTTGTTCGGTCCCTTTTCTTCCATGGAATCCGTGCTCTTGAGCAGGAGCTTACCCAGAACATGGTAAAGCACATGGAAGAGAATCGTGAAACCTATGAGGCATCGGGCTTTAGCTTTGATGATGATGGGAAGCTCGTCGGTGTAGACGAAGCTACCGCGAGCGGGACCGTAGAAGTTGTTGAAGAATGAGATACATACCAGTCTTTATCAAGACTGAGAATCAACTAAATAAGATTCTCAGGAATCAAAAGAAGAGTAGAACTGATATGGGCGTGCTGTTCGTCTCCCTGTGGGATGAGCAGTCAGAGGCTCTAATCAAAGAAGTTCGCAAGATGAAAGAGGATTCGCCACCCCCAGGACATGGAAAGCCTCTGTATGTTGTGAACAGCTTTATGATGCCTCATGCCTTTGTCATTTTTAAGACGACAAAGATCCCTCACCTTGTGCAATTCAAGAAGGGAGTTATGGAATCAGAAGACTACCTCGGAAAGATTTACGAGGAACTTGGTCTCTGATCTCCAAAGGTATTCGAATACTCATCAATCTTGCTCTCATACCTTTTGTTCTTAGTGTATAAGAGCTTGAGATTGTTCACGATGACGGTTGTAAAGTAGTTGAAAGCTGATCCTTTTGATGGCTTGAAATTTTTCAGTGTCTTTAGGATCAACAGGAAACACTCCTGCTTCGCGTCATCCTTGTCGATCTTAAATTTAAAGCTTTCGATGATGTTCGTGATTAATAGATCAAATAGTCCCATCAGTTCATCTTCATACTCAGCGTGGTTTTGAAGATACAGTGGGATGATTTCTTCAAATCTTTTATTATCTATGTAATGCACTTTTTTGCCCATAATCTATAATAGACAGATGCGTGAACTTCAAAACATCTACTCAGGTCTTAAACCTAGCTGTGAGAATGAGTTGTGCGACGGCTGCACTATTCTGACGCAGAGTAAACCACAGTATGCCCACATGGACTATGAGGATCTGCCTCAATCAGATGTGCTGGTGCTGGGCGACTCGTTCCGCAGTAAGTATGGAATGCTGGAATCGTTCTCCAAGAAGGAGCGCGAGCTAATCAAGTCTATTTACCCAGGTGATAATCTGGTTTTCTCGTCCTCGGTTAAGTGTCCAAGCGTGAAGGAAGCGGATATGACTCCTAACAACATGACACTATGCCGCCAGCACCTAGAAGCCACCATAGACAAGGTGAAGCCGCGCCTTGTCCTTGCATGTGGCAACTTGGCTATGAAGATGCTGATCAAGAAAAGTGGCATCATGGATAAGAGAGGTTCGTCATATGAGTTTACTACTGGCAGTGGGCATCTTTGCGTCGTTGTTCCTATCTATCACCCTTATGCGGTACTTAAGGAACCTCGCCACAGATATCTTTTCGAGACGGATATCAAGAATGCATACGAGAAGTATGTCCTTGGCGAAGTCTCAGAGAAGAAGTTCTCTTACAAGGTTGTCGAAACCGAAGATGAACTACAGGAATTGGTCAATCAATTATTTGACACCACTGAACCCGTCGCGGCTGACATCGAAACGACAGGACTGAACTTCCGAAAGGATAAGGTCATGTCTATCGCATTCTCCTGTGGCGATCAGACTTGGGTTATTCCCCTGGAGCACAAGGACTCTGTTTTCAGGGATATGCCTGAGGGGTGGGACGCAGTACGAAAGATTCTAGGCAATCCTAAGAACATCAAGATCTTCCACAATGCCAAGTTCGATGTTAAGTTTTTGCTGAACAACAACGTGAAGGTTGTCAACATCTGGGACACTAAGATTGCACACCACCTTATCAACGAGACTGCTCCCAAGGGTCTTATGGATCTCGTTAAACTATACTTCGCTGACGAACTGGAGAACCTGTAATGCTTACTGTCAAGAACCCGAAGACTTTTGATTGGGCTAACATGGATCTGTCAGACTGCTGTGAGGGCAACGCTGCGGATACATACTTTACTCTCAAGCTTTACAACCTTATCCAAGACAAGCTTGAGAATCTGGGTATGAACAAAATTATCAATTCGCTGATCATGCCGTCACTCGATACGTTCTCGCAGATGGAGTATGAAGGTATGCAAGTTAGCGAGGAGAAGTTGAAGACGGTTGGCCGTCAGCTTCGGGCGTCT